AGGTCTTTAAGGAATTCGAGGCATACAGGGCGCAGGCGGCTGCCCCTGTGGCTGAGAAAAGTGCGGGAAGTGAAAAACCCGAAAAACCCAAAAAACCAAAGCAACCCGAAAAGGACTTTTTAGTATGAGCGAAGTAGAAACAATGGAAATGCACGAACTCCAAGCCAAGGCAGACGCGGCCAGCGCGATGATGAACTCTGAGGTGTTCAACGAGGCGTTCCAGAGAATGAATCAGGGGATAGTGGATCAGTTGCTACAGACACCGGCGGAGGCACCTGCTGAACGCGAACGGCTCTACGCAATGTTTAAGGCAGGCCAAATGTTCGTGCAGCAATTTGCTACATTAATCAACAACTTAGAGTTGCGTAAACAACAGGAGGCGGATTAGAATGGCGGAAGCAAACATTGATCCGGCAGAGCAACCCTCCCAAGACTCTTCGGAACAAGACACAATTGATAGATTGACCACGCTGTTGGAGTCCGATCTGGACGAACCAGAGGTTGAGGAGCAATCCGATCAAGAGGCCGATGAGGCCGACATAGTGGAAGCAGAGTTCGAGGAAGCGCCCGACGAGGAAACCGAAGAGGCTGAGGAGGTCGATGAAGACCCAACCGATGAAGCCGAGGCGGAGGAATCAGAAGCTATGTTCGAGGTCGATGGCGAGAGCCTGAGCGCCGAAGAGCTAAAGCTGGGGTACCTAAGACAAAGCGACTACACCAAAAAGACGCAGGCGGTAGCCGAGCAGCGGAAGGCCTTTGAGGCCCAAACCGCAGAGGCCGAGGCGACCATGAATGCGTTGATGTCCGCCGCTGGCGCTGACATTTCGCGTTTTCAGAACGTGAACTGGGAACAGGCCGCGATAGACAACCCTGATCAGTATCGACAGGCCAAGGCGGCCTATGAGCAGGCACAGTCCACCTACAACTTAATTAAGGCGCAGGCGGATCAGTTCCAGACTCAGCAACAGCAACAGACCGAGGCGGCGCAGAAAGAGGCCGCAAAAGAAAGTCTGACTGTCCTGAAGACCAATATCCCAAACTGGAACAACGATCTTTATTACCAGATCGGGGAATACGCTCAAGGTTTAGGTGTCAGCGGTGAGGAGTTCAATAAGGTCTCCGATCACCGATTGATTACCGCGCTATGGAAGGCCATGCAGTTCGATCAGGCGAAACAGGTGACGGCTAAGAAAAAAGCGAAGTCATCACCTACTAAAACTTTGTCAGGCTCCAAAGCCGACTCGACAAAGGCCGTTCAGTCCGAAAGCGCCCGTAAAACACGGGAGCGATTGAGAAAGTCCGGCACTGTTGATGACGCAGCGGCAGCCCTCTTGAATAGGATGAAATAACATGCCAACAGTAAGCGGCACTCTAAAAACTTTCGATCAGGTCGGTAAGCGCGAAGACGTAGAAGACATCATTTACGACATCAGCCCAACCGATACACCCATGCTCTCCAGCATTGGCACCTCAACGGCTGGCGCAACGCTGCATCAGTGGTTGCAGGACTCCCTCGCCCCAGTGGCGGCGAATGCCAAAGTTGAAGGCGCGGACGCAGGCAACGCCTCTACGGTCACTCAGACTGTAAAGACTGCCAACACGCAGATCTTCGACAAGGTCGTACAGGTATCTGGCACCGCCGAAGCGGTAGGCACATACGGGCGTACAAGCGATTTGGCGTATGCCATCGCCAAGGCCGGTAAGGAAATCAAGCGCGACATAGAGCATTCGTTTGTTGGCGCTGGACAGGCAGGAACCGCTGGTAACAGCAGCACTGCACGTCAATTGACCTCCGCTGCCAACCAGATCAGCGCGGCCACCACCAACACCGCTGGCTCGAATAGAGCACTAACGGAAGCACTCGTCCTAGACGTGGCACAAAAAGTGTACGAAAAAGGCGGCGATGCTACGCAGATGCAGGTAACGCCCTCGCACTCTGTGACGGTTGCAGGCTTCGCTACGGCTGCTGGCCGCCAGCGAGACTTCGGCACCGGCACGACTGTAGTTCAAGCCGTGGATGTGCTCATTACCCCGTTCGGCAGCATTTCTGTGTCTCCGAATAGGCTTCTGGACGCCAACACGGTTCTTATTCTCGACACCGAGTATTGGTCACGCGCAGTATTGCGACCTATGCAAACTGTTGTACTTGCCCGTACAGGCGACTCTGATAAGAGACAAATGCTCACCGAACTCACGCTCGTCTGCGAGCATGACGAGGCGAGCGGCAAGATCGACGCACTGACCGCGTAAAGTTTGCTCATCCCTCCCCTGAGCAAGTCTCCCCCTTCGGGGGGAGACACCTTTTTCTTTTGAGGTGAAAGAATGTCTGAATTGAAATCCCACATTGTTCACGACGAGATTGAGGACAAGCTGCATGTGGCCCACACGCAGGATATCGCCCCCGTCATCGCGGACAACATCGCCCGATCTAATGAAATCGACAAGCACGCCAAGTACGGCGAAATAGAGCGCGTTGCATCTATACCTATGGTGGTTGTGGTGCAGTGGATGCAGGAGGGGATCAACGTCATGAACCCCACCTACGAGGATCAGAAGAAGATCAAGCAGCGCCTAAACAGCCCGGAGTATGCGTACCTAAGAACCCGAGGCGGTAGACTATGAGCCTGTCCACATACGATGGCCTGAAGGTCTCGGTAGCCGATTGGCTGAACCGGGAAGACCTAACCAACGTCATACCAGATTTCATCGAGCTTGCGGAGAACCGTATCTTCCATGAGCTTCGAGCACCAGTTAACGAGAAGACTATCCTTCTAACCCTGAGCAGCGACGGCTATGCGACTTTGCCGTCGGACTTCTTGGAGGCCAAGGATCTGTTTTGGAACTACAACCCGATTTCTCGCGTAACACTTGCACAGATCCACAGCTACACCGAGCGCACAGGTGCAGCGCCGGAGGTTTTTGCCCGTGAGACTTATCGACTTCGCTTTTACCCGGTACCGACTGCCGAGGCCAGCGACGAGCTGCGGATGATTTACTACTACGACCCCGGCAGGCTCACATCGAGCGAGACAAGCAATGTGGTGTTTGCCGCTGCCCCGGAGCTGTACCTCTACGGCACTCTGGCAGAGGCCGCTCAGTATCTCGGAAGCGACGGCGCTCGCTGGGAGGGCGGCTACCAGAACGCAATGGGTCGATTGATGCAGCACGCTGCGGTTGCGGAGAACGCGGGAGCGACGGCAACAGTCCAAATGGGATACTAGAATGTCTGGATTTTTTAAAGATAACCCGCCTGCCACGCAGGTAGGTTCTGAAGACGCAACCGAGTCCACCATCCAAGAGGACGCGGTAACCCAGACCGACACCTCTGGCGGCTTTTACCAAGGCTCCCCCGACCAGACCACCACCGACGCCTACACGGCTGACGCGCTGGCGAGCAAGAACGCCGCCGAGGCCGCGAAGATAGCAGCCGAGGCAGCGCAGGCAGCGAGCGAGTCAGCGAAGACCGCAGCAGAGACTGCGGAAACTAACGCCGAGACTGCGGAGACGAACGCCGAGACGGCTGAGACAAACGCCGAGACTGCGGAGACGAATGCCGCAGCCAGCGAAAGCGCGGCAGCGACATCGGCGGCACAGAGCGCGAGCAGCGCCTCGCAAAGTGCCTCATCTGCGTCATCAGCCAGCGCCAGTGAAACCGCTGCGGCCTCCTCGGCCACGTCAGCCTCTAACAGCTCTAATACTTCAACCGCCAAGGCCGGTGAGGCAGCAGCCTCCGCAGCCAATGCGGCCACTAGTGAGTCCAACGCCTCGTCAAGCGCCACCACGGCGACCACGCAGGCCACAAACAGCGCGGCCAGTGCCGCAAGCTCTTTGACGGCGAAAAATGCCAGTGAAGCTGCTCAGGTTGCTGCTGAAACTGCGGAATCAAACGCCGCCTCATCGGCCACATCTGCCGCCTCGTCGGCTACATCCGCATCTGGCAGCGCCACCACGGCGACCACGCAGGCTGGCACCAGCACTACGCAGGCCGGTAACAGCGCCACCTCCGCCACGGCTGCAAGTAACTCAGCCTCCTCTGCCGCGTCGGCCCAGACAGCCGCCGAGGCCGCAAGGGACTCCGCACTGGCCGCACTGGACAGCTTCGATGATCGATATTTAGGATCTAAGTCGAGCGCACCAACGGTAGACAACGACGGCAACGCACTGGTGTCGGGTGCTTTGTATTTTGACAGCACGACAAACGCGATGAAGGTTTACGATGGCAGTCAGTGGCTAAACGCCTACGCCTCGCTTTCGGGTGCGCTGCTAGCTAACCAGAACCTGTCGGATCTAAACAACTCGGCTACTGCGCGGACTAACTTGGGTCTGGGCAGCGCAGCCACCACTGCTGCAAGTGACTACGCCACCGCCGCTCAGGCTGACCAGACTGTATCGTTGACCGGGTCTGGCGCTACCAGTGTGAGCGGGACGTATCCGAACTTCACGATCACAAGCACTGATACAAATACCGACACCAACACCACCTACACCGCTGGCTCTGGCATCACACTGACCGGAACTGTTTTCTCGAACTCTGCGCCAGACCAAACCGTTGCACTTACCGGCTCTGGCGGCACCACAGTTAGTGGAACGTACCCGAACTTCACGATCAGCAGCGCAGCCAGCATCGACGGCACCACGATCAACCCATCAGCGGTTCAGATCGGCGGCACCACCGTCATTGACTCAAGTCGGAATCTGACGAACGTCGGCACGCTCAACGGCGGCACCCCCTACACCACGGCAAACGACGGCTCTGGCTCTGGCTTAGATGCTGATACTGTAGACGGCACCCACTTGTCAGGTATCGTTACAAGAGACTTCCAAGATTCATCTAGAAACTTAAACATCGCAACAAACTCCACTGGTGCGGCTGGGTTATTTATGAAAGCCAGCAACGGAGCTTTTCGTTTTCAGCTTTACGGCAATGGCGCTGAGTACGGTTTTCTTGATGCCGATTGGGGTAATTGGGATATAAGGAAAACCCCAAACGGGCAAATGACTTTAAGGGCCGGAAACGCCGACCACACAGTTTGGCACGCAGGCAACGACGGCTCAGGTTCTGGGTTAGATGCTGATTTGTTGGATGGTCTGCATTCTACTAGCTTTGCGTCAAGCACATTTAATGTGGCAGGCGGTGCGTCTAACTCCGACCCTAACTCTAGGACTGATTCACATTTTTTAACCGATAACAGTAACGCACCGTTTGGCAGCGTTTATTCACACATCCAAAACCATTGGTGGAGTAGCGTCGGGGGCAATGTTGCTCAAAACGCAACAACATATAACGGATCTCCATCCAGATTTGCTGTCAGGCACCGATATAGCGGCACTTGGACGCCTTGGTCTGAAGCATGGACTAACAACAATGATGGCTCTGGCTCAGGGTTAGATGCTGACTTACTAGATGGCATTGACAGCACCTACTTCAATCGTGGCGACAATGTCTATGGAGTAATGGTCGGCGCCAGTGGCTGGAACATGAATGACCTGTTCACGACTAGAAACCGTTCTGGCTTCTTTGATGTTTGGGGTGGTAGTAATTTCCCACCCAGCACGTCTCATGTCCATGGTATGCAGGTTAGACATAATGCCTCCGCCCATTATGGGTGGCAGTTAGCAGGTCAATACGGACAAAATAAACTGTGGCACAGACAAGTCTCAAATAACAGTTGGGGTGCATGGAATCAGCAATGGGGCAGCGGCAACGACGGCTCAGGCTCTGGCTTAGACGCTGATCTGTTGGACGGGCTTCATGCTTCTTCATTGGTCAGAAGCGATGCTGCTGACACGATGACTGGGACGTACACGTTCACAGGCGGTCACGGTGCCATAAACCTAACGAGCAGCTCAATCCTTTCATCCGCCTCATCAAACTGGACGGGCAATCCCGGCGCTTTAGGAAAAATTCAGTACCACTCTAACCGTTGGTACATCGTCGGTGACTCTGCATCTAATAGAATTGTGCAGTTCAGACGGGATGGTTCTGATAAGTCTTACATCGACAACAATGGAACGTTGATCGGTGGCGGAATGTGGTCATCCTATAACGACGGCTCTGGCTCTGGGTTAGATGCTGACGTGCTTGATGGAGTTCAAGCCTCTCAATTCCTTCGCTCTGATGTCGCTGACACACAGACATCACAACTAACAGTGGCTAGGCTGAAATTTACAGGGGAAGGCGGTAACTCCAATGTTGGAAATGACCGCTACGCTATTTATCAAGAAGCCGGAGCATGGAGCAACCCATACCCTGATCTGATTATCGGATATCACACAGGTATAAAAATAGGGGGGCATAGGAACTACAACGGGACGCGCTTTTACAATGATAATCCTACTAACGGAACTGAAATTTTTAGCGTCGGTAACGGCGACAACCATGTCCGAGTTCTCAACAACCTGAAGGTTTCTTCTCAGACAGATTCTTACTCTTATATCGGGAACGGTAACGTATCAGGCACCGGCGCCGCATCGTACCACCCCAGCGGAATCTACAGCACCGGCAACAACTGGCTGTACGGCACCCAGTACATGAACGGTAACGACACCTACTTCCAAGGTGGGTCTGTCAGGTCGGTAGATGACATAGTCTCAGATCAAAATTATGGCTACGGATTAGTAGGGGTTTACTCGGCTACTAGATACCAACATGTATGGTCGATGGGCGCTGCTTATCGTACAAATGCCGCAGGAACTTCAGTCGGTAACATGTATGGGCTGACATTCACGCACACTAACATTGGTACTGGCACAAATCAGGCGATCTCTGGACTTAGCCATCAGCTTCAAGGTAGAGCAAACGGAGGTCTGTGGTGGGCATTGGGGAGTGGTATATGGACAACTGGCAACATTACTGCCTACTCAGATATATCTGTTAAGACGAACTTAGAGCGAATACCTGATGCGCTATCGAAGGTGTGTCAGATAAACGGCTACACCTATGATCGAACAGATTATGAGCCGGACTCTGAGGGCATCATGCCCGAAACTCGCCAAGCGGGTGTGGTCGCGCAGGAAGTCGAAAAAGTTCTACCAGAAGTCGTGAGTGGCGAGGAAGGCAATAAGGCAGTCGCCTACGGAAACATGGTTAGTCTTCTTATTGAGGCGATCAAAGAGCAGCAAGGTCAGATTGAAGACCTTAAGCAAGAAATTCAAGCACTGAAGGTATCAAGCTAATGGCTATCGCGTACACATGGGTTATCCACGGTCTGACGGCAGACGCTTCAGGGTCGGTTGTCAAAGTCCGCTGGAACAAAACGGGGACTGACGAAAACGGATTTTCCGGCGGTTTCAATATGGAAGACACTCTCGCTCTTGGAGAGCCAGACAGTGACTCTTACATTCCGTTTGACTCCTTGTCAGAGGCTGACGTAATCGCTTGGGTGCAGTCCATAGTTGTAGGTCTTTATGAGCAAGACGTAAACCTGCAAATACAGCGCCAAATTCAAAAGAAAGTTGATGAAGCCGGGGTTGCAGAAGTGCCCATGCCTTGGGTGCCTGCTCCTGAGATGCCTGCTGAATAGACGCTAAACACAATCACAATGTAGGAAAGATCATGACCGTTACATACGAACTTTTAGAAGAATTCACCGGCACCCGCACAACCGAAATGCCCGATATGGAGAACGAGGGTCAGACCGTAACTGAGGAGTCACCGTGCTCGGACATTCGGGTTCGCTTCACGGACGGCACCATAACCCACGAGCGCTACGTCAATGTCTGCCGAGACGCAGAAGGCAACTACGATCACGAGGCGACACTTGGGCGCGTCGAGGAGAACTGCTGGGGCGTTGCCAACAAGATTGCGGTTGGCGTGATTAGCTAATGCCACTCCAAACCTCTGGGGCGATATCACTTTCGCAAGTGCAGTCTGAGTTCGGCGGAAGCAACCCGATCTCAATGTCGGAGTACTATCGTGGGGGGAGCTATGTCCCGACAACCGGCTCTGGGTCGTATTCAAGTTATCAAGCTAACTTACAATCCCCACAATACTACTTTACCAACCACGGCATTGTGGTCTGGAACGGCTCGCAGGTGGCTAATGTGAGTGCTGGCTCGACGAGCGCCACGGCTGGCGGCTACACGTACCAGCGCGGCTCGCTGTATACGACTATCTCCGGCAAATACTCATCTACGTCCTATTACTACGTTCGCCGGGGCACTGCGGCTACCAGCATCAATACAGGCATACCAAGCAGCGGAACCATATCAATGAACCAATTCTACGGAGGCCAAGGGTAATGTACACGATCAATGACTGCACAGAGATACCGTCGGGCTTTGACAGCCTGTTCGAGCAGACTCTACCGGCGATGGACGGAGGCACCTTTGATTGGCGCTTCTTCGACACATACCCCTCCGATGAGGAGAAGAAGTCGCACATTCAAATGAAGTATGATGAGCACTTAGCTTTCCCGCACAACAAGGTCATATATTGGGAGAAAGATGGCTGCGGTATCCATTTAGCGGCTGGGTCGATAACGCCATTTGACCCCGACTATATTCGCTATGAGTACGCGCTCTACGGCGCAGATAATGATGGAAGCAAGGGGTGGCTGCACGACCCGGCATACATCGCTCAGACCAAAGACTTTTTCCGCAACGAGCTAGGTTTGCTGGGGTACAAGATTTGCTGCCACAAGGACAGCGGCCTCTTCAACTACCACATGAACAAGGTCGGCGCGTCCGAGAACTATGAGGTGACAGTAGAAGACGAAGCACACCCTGACCACGCGAACGACATAACGCTGGCAACCATCAAATACAGATACTTATAAGCCTTTGATTTAGATACAACTTTCAGTAGAATCGACAACATCCACCCCGCTACACCGCCGTCCGGCGACAGCGACCAACCCCCTTGGAGCTTTATGGACTTTCGATACTTCCAAATCGAAGACTTCGCCTGTCAAGAGACCGGCGAGAACGAGATCCGATACGACTTCGTGTCTGCTCTCGATGATCTTCGCGGCGTGTGCGGCTTCCCATTCATCATCACATCGGGTTACCGCTCGCCGTCCCACAGCGCCGAGGCCGCCAAGGCAAGGCCCGGACAGCACACGCTGGGCATTGCGGCGGACATTAAGGTCACTGGCGGGGCGCAGCGGCACGCGATTGTCAGCAACGCCATCAAGCTGGGGTTCAAGGGCGTTGGGGTGGCGAAGACGTTTGTTCACGTCGATAGGCGCGAAACAGACCCGATGATGTGGCAATACAGCTAGTGGATGTCGAGCAGCGCCTGACGCGCTTCGAGGAGAAGCTGGACACGATCAATGACGCACTGGTCTCACTGGCCCGTATCGAGGAGCGCGTCACGACGATATTGAAACACAACGACAGGATTCACGAGCAGGTCAGGGAGCTAGACAGCCGGATTGATGAGCTTGAGTCACAGAGCGCGGTGCAGGAGTTCACACTTGGCAGGGGTGAAAGATTGTTTTGGATCGGTATGACGGTGTTTGCCGGTCTTTTAGCCAGCGGAGTGGCGGTATGAAATTACTAGGCGAATTGATCGGGCCGGTCACAGGACTGATCTCCGAGTTTGTTGAGGACAAGGACAAGTCTAAGGCGCTGGCGCACGAGATCGCCACCATGGCCGAGAAACACGCCAACGACATAGCCAAGGCGCAGATAGAGGTCAACAAGGTTGAGGCGGCAAGCTCTAGCTTGTGGGTCAGCGGATGGAGACCGGCTGTGGGCTGGGTTTGCGTGATGGGCATGGCCGGTAACTTCATGGTTATCCCGTTCGCTAATTTCGTTTTAGCTTTGCTCGACATCGACGTGAGCATTCCGCTTGTCCCGCTCGACACCATGATGCCTGTACTTATGGGCATGTTGGGGCTTGGCGCGATGCGCTCGTTTGAAAAGACAAAAGGAGTAAGCCGCTAATGGCACTGGAATCCAGCACATACATAAACGGCTTGGTGGTGACCAACCCCACCAGCTCGGACAACATCAGCGACGGCGACAACCACATCCGCTTGCTGAAGAGCACAATCAAGGCCACGTTCCCGAACGTCACTGGCGCTGTCAGCGGTACGCATACGGCTATTAACAGCGCGGTGACCGAAGCCAACGCGGCAACCAACGCCAACACCGCAAGCACCATCGTCAAGCGCGACGGCTCTGGCAACTTCGCCGCTGGCACGATCACAGCCGCGTTGAGCGGAAACGCATCCACGGCATCGACGCTCCAGACCGCCAGAACCATTGGCGGCGTCAGCTTCAACGGCGGCGCGAACATCAACCTGCCCGGCGTTAACACCGCCGGCAATCAGAACACTTCAGGCAACGCAGCAACCGCTTCGCAACTGGCGACAGCCAGAACAATCGGCGGCGTTTCCTTTAACGGCACTGCCAACATCAACCTCCCCGGCGTTAACACCGCCGGCAACCAGAGCACATCGGGAAACGCGGCAACCGCAAGCCGGTGGGATAACGCCAGAACCATTACACTCGGCAATGATCTAAGCGGCAGCGTTTCGATCCGAGGAGATGCGAACGTCACACTAAACGCAACAGTCGCAGATGACAGCCACAACCACGTCATTTCTAACGTAGACGGCCTTCAAGCCGCGTTAAACGCAAAGGTTGATGATGGGCAGGTGTTGACTAACGTGCCTGCTGGCGCGGTATTCACCGACACCAACACGACCTACTCGGTTGCCAATGGCGGACTTACGGAAATCAACTTCACCAGCGCCTTGAATAGCAAGCTGGCTGGCATTGAGAGCGGAGCGAAAGGGGATCAGACCGCGACGGAGATACGGTCATTGCTGACCACCGTCGATGGCTCTGGATCTGGCATTGATGCCGACAAGGTTGATGGATACAACATCAGCACCTCTGCAACTGGCAGCGATGCAAACACCATCTACTTCAGGACGTAGCCTTGAGCATTTTCGTTGGCGGATCAGAAATAACCGAGATCAAGATCGGAGCAACCACGATCAACGAGGTCTATGTCGGCAGCACGTTGGTGTGGTCAGCGAACCACCGAGTTACGCAGGGCTATGCGGGTACGAGCACCTTTAATGTCTCTGGCTTCCAGACAACGCGGGTAGGCGGCAGTAATTTAGGGTCAGTTTCACCTACTCGACTTAACGGTGTAGACATTGAGGGGATTCGCGTGACCTACCAAGATTTTGGTTACGGCACCCCGTTCAAGAAACTAGAGGTTTGGGTAGACGGTCAACAGAGCGAGAACCTTTTTTCTTCGGTTTCTTTCAATTCAATGGGAACCAAATACACAGGAAGCGGAACGGGATACAGCTATTTTCAGTATCCGTCTGATCATCAGAGCTTCCAAGATGTGACAGTTTGGCAGTGGCAGCTTACGACTTCAGAGAGAGCAGACTTCGACGGGTCAGGAGTTGTTGAGGTGGAGTTCGCGTAATGCCTTACATACCTCTACGAAAAATAGGCGCAGGCGGAATCGTCACAGATCAAGATCCATACGATCTGGAGCTTACGCAGTTCCCTGACGGCAACAACGTGACGTTCCACAGTGGCCGTATCGGCAAGGCGTTGGGCCACAGCGTGCGCGAGTCGCTGAGTTTCTCCCCCACCGCCGTGCAGGGATGGCTGTATGGCGGCAACAACACGTTGGTGATCGGAAGTCTCAACAAGCTCTATCGCTTCGATGGGACTACGGTCACGAACGTGACCAAGACATCGGACTCTACTAACTACTCAAACTCGCCGCGCTGGCAGGGGGCGCAGCTTGGTACGGCCATGATGATGAACAACGGCTCCGAGGCACCGCAGTACATGCTGCCCTCCGGCACTCGATTTGCCGATCTACCCTCGTGGCCCAGCAACTTGGTCACGCAGTGTCTGAAGCCCTTCAACAGCTTCTTGGTTATGACCGGCTACGAGATCGGAAGCAGCAAGCGGCCATTCACCGTCCGCTGGTCTGACGAGTACGACCCCTCCAGCATCCCCGGCTCCTATGACATTACCAGCACAACCAACTTATCAGGTGAGACAACTCTGGGCGGCTCTAACGGCGAGTTGGTCGATCAACTGACGCTGAACAACTCGAACATTATCTACGCAGAGCGCGGCGTGTTCGCTATGGACTTCATCGGCTTCCCGCTGGTGTTTAGCTTCCGAGAGGTCTTCAGCGATGACGGCATCATTAACCGAGGCGCTGTGGCCTCGATCCCCAACGGCCATGTGGTCGTGGGCCAGAACGACATCTACTTGCACGATGGATCGCAGAAGCGAAGCATCGTAGACAACAAAGTGCGACGCACTTTCTTTAACGACTTAGCCGACACGCGATCAGTTTTCTGCCAGACCATCCCAGACACGACTGAGGTGTACATCTGCTACGCGGACGATGACGCCGCAGACTCGCAGTCTGCGAACCGTGCGCTCGTATACAACTGGACACAGGACGCTTTTACGTTCATCGACCTACCAA